TACATTTCTTTTTGGATTTTTTTAAATTCCTTAGATAATTCAGGGTATTCTTTTTCGAATACTTGTACACCTAATTTTGTTGATACTCCTCTTTTAGCATCCATAATTTCTCTATCACTCATCATTTCGTAGTATTTAGTTATTGTATCACCCATTTACTTGTACTGGTCTATTAATATTGAAATATGTATCTAATGTTGTAAGTCTATCATCAGCATCAACTAGATTTATAAGTGCTTCTTCAGCATTTTTATAAAAATCTTCTGTTGAATGGTCTCCAATACCAACTGCCTTATTACCCAGTAATTCAAGTGATAATAATGCTTTAGCTTTATCTGCTTCAGCAGATGTTTTTAACATAGTGTATAATTCTTTTGTCATTTTAATAATGGTTTTATTTCTTTTTTATCTAACCCTCTATCCGTTAATATACGATTTATTTCTGGGGTAGCCAATATATTTATATATTCTTTTGCTTCCTTAGAAGAACATTTAAAATAGTCTTTAATATGGTTTATTAAATCTTTATTAGGTTGTTTTATCTTAGATTTAACATATTTATTCCACTTATTGTTTTTGGGGATGAATTCTCTATATATATTATAGATCATTCTTTTTTCTTGGGGGGGAAAATCTTGGACATAGTTTACAATCTCTAAATAATCAGGGTTCATAGATAAAAATCTATGTACCATATAACTATTCCAAACCTCCCAGTCTTTATCTGTAAAAGATTCAACTGGAGGTTTGGTTGTGTTAATTGCTTTTAACCAATCAAAGATGTTTTTCATTTAACAAAGCTCATCTTTCATTTCTTCCCTTAAATCCTTAGGAACTGAATCAGTTAAAATTTTATTGGTTTCTGGGTCGTAAAATACAGGGATGGGCATAAGTGCATCTTCATCTGTTCCTGCTACAAATTTAGATACTTTGCGTAAAATTACTCCTTGTTGAAAAATTGACCCACCATTAAAGTTTTTAACTTCAGTAGTATTTTTTAAATCAATTGGAGGTTGTTGTTGCTGTTGCATAATTATTTATTATTTATTAAGTTTTGAATTAACGACATTATGTTTATTTCCTTGTCGATACGGAAATTTGCTTTATATTGATGTTCATTTATTAAAATAGCTGCTGTACCTTCTTTATCTTGCAAATATTCAGATGACCTTTCATATAGTGCTCTAAATAATTCATCAAAATCATCTACATTAGCATCAGCTATAATTTGACGTATATCATTATAACAATCTATTTTATTATGTTTAGATCCCTCTGATAAAGCATTAATTACTTTATCTATATAATTAGATGATACTAATATTGATTGGTCTAAACTAAGATATAAATCATTTGCCCCACCATCTACAGTTGATAATTGTATAGTATTAATACACTTACGTAAATCAGGATAATATTGGTTAACCAGTGGTACTAAATCATTTATATCATGTGAAATTGATTCTTGATTACAAATCCAATGTAAATGTTTAGCAACATCCTTTTTAGTTGGAGGCACAATTTTAAGTACTTGACATCTAGATTGTAGAGGATCAATAATACGCTCTACAAAATTACAGGTCATGATAAACCTTGTCGTACGTGAGAAAGTTTCAATAATATTACGGAGCGAAGCTTGCGCCTGTATAGTAAGAAAATCAGCTTCATCCAAAATAACCACTTTAAGTGGTTTAAAAGAAGCAACGCTTGCAAAGCTTTGTACTTTATCACGAATCGTTTCAATCCCTCGTTCATCAGAGGCATTGATATAAAGATGATCGCAATCAAGATTTTGAACACAAAGTTTTGCCAAAGTAGTTTTTCCTGTACCAGCGGGTCCATAAAATATTAAATTTAAAATATCATTCTGTTCTAAATACTTAGATATTGATTTTTTAATATTTTCATTCCCAACATAGTTTTCTAACTTGGATGGTCTATATTTTTCTACTAATAGGCTATTCTCCGAACTCCCCATATATATTATATGTTTTAATTGGTTCTGGTTTGATTTCTATTTCTTGTTGTTCTATAATATACAATTTACTATTTAAAGGTTCTAATCTATAATGACCTTTAAATCCTGTTTTATGCATATACGCTTCTAAGGTGTCAGTTATACTTTTATAAATTCTCCCTTCTGGTTCATCTGCTAATTGCCACCTGTCCCCAGGTGGCTTTCTATTAGCAATTAACACTTTACCTTCAATTAATTCTGTTTTCATTGTGGTAATATACGAAATTATTTGGACTCAGCCACAGATGCTTTTTTATAATCTGTGATTACTCTTTTAATAGCTTGTGCTGCTTTTCTAGCTCGTGCTTGACTTGCTTTTGTAGTTCCATCATTTTCCGCTGCTAAGATATTGAAATTTGTTTCAATAATCTCAAAGATTTCATTTTTTGTCATTTTTTCTATTTATTAATTATTAATTATTACATCATCCCCATCATGGATGGATCCATTTGGGGTTGATCGTTGTCTTCACTTGGTTCATTTACTACTGTACATTCTGTAAGTAATACTGTACCTGCAACTGATGCTGCATTTTGTAGTGCTGTTCTAGCCACTTTAGTTGGGTCAATAATACCAGCTTTTTTCATATCTACTGTTTCGTCTGTTTTAATATTATATCCAGCCCAAGTATCATTACCTGAATTTACCAACTGGTCTGCTAAAATTTGTCCTTTAATGACATCATAACCAGCATTAACTAAAATTTGGTTAAATGGTTTAGCACATGCTTCAATTACAATTTGAGCCCCTGTTGTCTTAGCTTCTAAGCCTGAAGAGGCATATAATAATGCTGTTCCTCCCCCGGGTACAATTCCTTCTTCAATAGCAGCTTTTGTTGCGTGTAACGCGTCATCAACTCTATCTTTCTTTTCTTTCATTTCAGTTTCAGTGTTCCCACCTACATGAATAATCGCTACTCCTCCTGTGAATTTCGCGAGTCTTTCTTGAAGTTTTTCTGTTTCGAACGCCGTTGTTGCTTTACTGACTTGTTGTTGTAACTCCTCAATACGTGCTTCAATTGGTTCAATTCCTCCTTTTCCATCTACAATTGTTGTTTGTTCTTTTCCTATTGTTACTGTTCGAGCTTCACCAAACCAATCCCAACTAAATTTATCTAGTTTCATTCCTTTTTGTTTATCAAAAACTACACCTCCAGTTGTAATGGCAATATCTTCTAGGACCAGTTTACGTCTATCTCCAAAATCGGGTGCCTTTACAGCACATACTTTCATTGTACCTCTCATTTTATTAACAATAAGAGTAGCTAAAGCTTCATTATCAATATCTTCAGCAATAATTAAAAGTGACCTGGCTTGAGTAGATACACTTTCTAGAATAGGTAATAACTCTTTTACTTGGGTCAATTTCTGGTCAGCAATTAGAATTAAGGGGTTTTCTAATGTAGAAGTCATTGTGTTATTATTAGTAACAAAATAAGGTGATTTATACCCTCTATCAAACTGTAACCCTTCAACAGTTTCTAAATACGTTTCACCTGTTTTAGACTCCTCAATATGAACAACCCCTTCCATTCCAACTTTTTCAATTGCGGTAGCAATTAACTTCCCAGTTTCAGGATCATTATTAGCAGAAATTGTTGCAATTTGTTCTAATTGTTCTTCACCTGAAATATCTTCTGCAATATTATTTTTAAGATTATTTACTACTTCTTTAACGGTAGTATCAATATCTCTTTTAATTTGTACTGCATTTTCATTATTATTTAAAGCATTTAATCCAGCTTTAATCATTTCTCTAGCTAGTAAAGTAGAAGTAGTTGTTCCATCTCCTGCTTTTTCTGCTGTTTTAATTGCAGCTTGTTTTACTAACTGTACTCCCAATTCTTGATTTGGGTCTTTTAATGTAATTGATTTAGCAACAGTAACTCCATCCTTAGTTGATTGAGGGGCTCCTTGTTCGTTTGCTATTACTACATTTCTTCCATTTGGTCCTAAGGTTGACACTACGGCATCTGCCAATACATCAATCCCTTTTACTAAATTGGTTCTAGCTTTTGAACCTAATATAACTTGTTTACTCATTTGATAGATCTTTAATTTCTTCTTCGGTTAATGATTCTTTAGTTTCTTCTAATATTTCTGAAACATCAATGGTTTCAGTAATTTTAGCTAGGATTTGGTTTTCTGGGCCTACATAATACTCTTCTCCATCATATGGAAGTTTTGTAAAACCCATTGTTGGTAAAACAACTTTATCTCCTACTTTAAGTTTAGTATGGATAAATTCTCCTGTAATAGTAGGTTTACCTGGACCAACTGAGATTATTTCTGCTGTTTCATTTTTTTCTTTTCCTACATCTGGGACAATAATATTCCCATAAGTAGTTTCTTCAAGTTCAATCGGTTTAACTATAACCGCATCAAATAGTGCTTCTAAGGCCATCTGTATAATTTTTAATATTGGTTTCTATTAATTTAAATTCATTTAAAAACTCAGAAAGAGATTCATAGTCCTTTCGAGTGTGTAACTTTTCTTTAGCAACTTTAATAAGTGCGTGTTGAAATTCAGGATAATATCCCTGAGGTTTTGAATACTCGGTCCCATTCCCCTTTGATCTAAAATGATCTTTATTAGGAGTTATTCTTTCGTTAACTGTAAAACACATTTCATCTTTTGTGATAAAATAGGGTTCCATTAAAGGGTCGGAGATTGTAGTGAGTGATTTTGCTTTTCTAGCCATATAACTTATTTATTTAGACGTGAATATACGAATAATATTGCGCTAGGACACGCTTTTTTAATAAAACTTATTACTTAATTTTAATTGTTTTTGGCTTTTTAGATTCGGCAATTGGAATAAAAATATGAAGTAAGCCATCCTTCATTTCAGCTGATAAACTTTCAAGTTCAAATTTAGCTGCTACTTTATAACCTAAGTTAAAAGATCGTTTAGCTAATCCTTTATAGATGTAACCAGAATAATCTTCTTCTTCTTTTGGTTTATCATAGATAATTTTTAAAAGATCTCCATCTATTTCTAGTTGGATGTCTTTTTTAGTTAGACCAGTACAGGCAATCTCAAAGTGAAGCCCTTCTTCGTCATAAAAAATATCTAGTGGGTGTGGTTGTTTGTTGTCAAACGTGGTTGGTTGAAAAGATCCGTCTGCTTTAAAAAAGTTTCGGAATAGTAAGTCGAACGGTGTACGTTCATTGAATAATGTACTCATATCATTTAGTTTTGTGAGGCCGTAGCTCTCGGTTAATTTAATTTAAACATAACAGCATGCCCTAGCTCTACAATATTATGTTCTATTATACATATATTAATTTTCTTCTTTTATCCATTTATTATCTGAATCTAGTTTTACTTTACCCACAAATAATTGGTTCCAATATTCGGGTTCAATAAGAGATAAAAATAAATTTCCATCTTCTCGTTGATATAAAAAGTAAATATGTCCTTTTACAGGAATAAAACTAAAATCAGCTTTATTTACTAGTTCATTCCATTTATATAATGAAATTAACTTAGCATATTCTTCTTTTAATTCAGCAAATTTAGTTGCTAAATAGTTATTTACGTCTACTGTTTGTTTAGCTACCCATGAATTAGTATCTTCTAATTCTATTTTTGGGGCAGCAACACTATCCCCATAAGGCATAATTGCCTTATTTTCAGCGTACATATCTGGTTTCTTACTCATTTCTTGCAATAAAGTATTCACTATTTACTTCTTCTGAATAAAAGTTTAATTTTAACATTCCTTGTTCTGATAGTTTTAGTTTACCACTATCCATGTCTTTATTAGCGTTTAGGATATCTTTAAATACATCAGAGTCAAAGGGAATTGAAATATCACTTTTAGTTATATTACCATTGATTTGATAAGTAATTTTATTAGAAAACCCTGTATTATCACCAAATATAAATTCGCAAATGTTATTACCATCCATATCTGTATTACTAGTGATTAACATATTATTTACATCTGCTAATGCACTTTTAGCCTTAATTAAATGGTCAATATCTTCTCTAGCTAAATCCAACTCCATCTCAAATGATTCAGGATCTTCATAATATGTATTTTTACCTAAAATAAGAATATCAGCTAGTGAATAAGTTAAATCAAAATTAGAATCAGCAAAATGGATTTTAGTATAAACCGCTTTCATTTTTTCTAATGATACCATCAAATCACCATTAGTAATGGATATCAGTTTACTTAATTTATGTGTATCAAACACACCTAATTCAGCATCCTCTAATGGGAAGTTGTTATGTTCTATTTTACATACTCTACCTGATTCACCGGCATAAATAGTAAGTTGGTTATCTTTAATTCTCCATTTTACTTGGTTGTTTAAACCATTTAAGTAATATTTGGAAATAACTGATGTGAGTGTACTCTTATTTATCATGACGGTAATATACGAATTTTATTTTAAATTTCAAACGAACTTAATGCATTTGTGTAAGGATTTAAATCTAATGACCACTGTAGATCACTAAAGAATCCTTCTAGTTTATTCAGTAATATTGAATCGAATACTTTTTTCCTATCAGCATACGCCTCTAAAAAATCTGATATTTTTTCTGGGATATCGTGTTGTTGGTAAGCTAGGGCATCTATTTTATAGGGATTATCTTTTAAATAAATCCATTTAACTTTATCAGCCATAGTAATTAAATTATGTTTTTTATCCAATTGCCACAATCTAAGTAAATCATTATAACGAATAGCAGCACGAACTGGTGCTGGTGCTCCTTTTAATATTTCAGTAAACATTTCACCAGCACGAGCACTTTTACCACTATATTTTTCTAATTTTTTAACTGCTGTTGGGTTACCTAATTTAGCTAATGGAATTTCACCACCTAATATTTGTTTTTTAAATACTTTAATTTGATCTATTATACTAGCTTTTTCTTCCCCTTTTAATACTTGTTGAAGAATATCATTAAAAAATTCCCCTAAAATAGGTGGAAAATTTGCTTTCATAAATTCTAAACCTTTAATATCTAAAGTTTCTTTAGCAATCCCCTCTTGTTTAGTAATCCATTGTGCATAACGTCTTGTTGCTCTAAAATAGGCAGAACGAATAACACACTCTGTTTTCATTTCAAGCCAATGTGGTTTATCAAACCAATCAAATTGTTTAACATTAAAACAATCTTTAGCTAAATTATCATAGTGTTCAGTAATAATATCTTGATATGCTAAAGCTACACCTTCTAATTTTTCATCTTTTTCTTCATCTGAAAATGATTCGAAATCAGGGTATAAATGTTTTAATATAGGTTCTGCATTAAAGTAATTAGAATCAGTGTCTACATAGGCACAATAATTCTCATCTTCTTTATCACAAATAAACCAAGGTGTTTCTTCTAAATGTTTCAATTGTAGTCTTTATATGATTTTTCTTCTACCAGCTCTGATGATGTTAAAATATTAATTATTTTTTTAACCTCAGATCTTTTATCATTTGTAATATACACAGAACGGGCTAATTCTACAAATTCTTTATCAAAATTCTTTTTACGTTCACAATCTCTAATCCAGTCTTCTATGTCCCAAAGTTGACCATTAATTTTAGCCAATGCTAAATAGTGGACTTGTAATTCCCCACCATATATTTTAAATAATTCATTACATAAGGGGTTTAGGGTATCAAATTCTTTTTGAATATTAACTAATTTATCCTTATCCTTAATTTTATCTAATTTTAATTCTAGAATTGTAATTTTATCTAATAGTTCTCCGTTTGATATTTCTACTTTCATAATTTAAAACCTACTATCCTCTCCTGGGATTTGGATTATGCCACTATCTTTACTCCCATCTGATCTTTTATTATCAGATTCTTGAAGTTCTACTATATATTTTACTCCCTTTAATTTAAAATGTCCCCCCTGTTTTAACATTTTTCTAAAAAAGTTTTCTTGGACTTCAGTCCATCCCTCACTAATAGATATTAGTTCATCCTTAGTAATAATATTACCATCTACAGTAATATACATTCCTTTTCTTATTGACTGTTTGCTTAATGCCATTATAATTCTAATTTTAATTCGTTACGTAAAACTTTATTCATATGTTTATTAGCTACTAAAGCTGATTCTTGAATAATACGGTGACCTGATAATGTTATTGCTTCACTTAATATAGATAAACTTAAACCATACCTAAATGAGGGTAATGCTGTAGCTCCATATAAACTGTTAAGCAAAATTTTCATTGTATATTGCATTAAATGGTAATAAGCACCTTTTTCTTTGTCACCTGCTTTATATGCTTCTTTCATTTTACCTTTATACAACTTACGTTCAGAAAACCATTTGTCTAGTACTGTAGATAGTGTTGATTGTCTATCCGTAGTAAACATAGAACCATTGGCGGATAATGTTAGATTATTTTGTTCTACCATAGAAATTAATCTCCCAACATTAACTCTAGTTTGTTGTCCTTTAGAATTTTCAACTAACAATTCTTCATCTTGATCACGTTCTTTTAAATCATTAAGACCCAATCTATTATTACGGTCATCAACATCTATAATACGTCCCTTATATGTTTCGCGGCCTATGTTTAAAGACATAATTATAGATGGATACAGTGATGTTAAATCCTCATCAAACATATATTTGTACAATCCAGCTTTGGGGCAAAAAAGGTAACCACCAGCATATCCTTTTTTACTTCTAGGATTAGGATCTTTACCTGGTGGTATAATGTTTTGGGATAATAAATAAGCTGAGATTGCACCATCTTGGGTTTTACTATTTGCATAAACCTCACTATAGTTATGTTTTCCTTTATGAGCTAAGTTTTTTGTTAAAGCAATATACTGGAGTTTTTCATCTAATAGTTTTAAGATTTCAACATCAACAAAGTTATACTGAATATATTTTTGTAAGTCAGTTTTGAATAATTGGTCTAAGTTACCATCATATTCAATTTTACCCATACCAACATATTTTTCCCCAATAGCATCTAATTTCCAACTTGGTTCATCTTTCCAACTATATTTTTTATGTAAGCGGATATAGTCTAGAGATTCAACCCCGATAATATCTACAAATTGATTTTGTTTAAAGAAATATTCATTATTCTTTTTAGCATTTACTTTACCAATGGGGGATAATTGATCAGCCCACTCTTTACCTAATACATTACACATTCTATAATATAAATAAGGTATATCAAAATAATCACTATTATAACCAATTAAAATATCAGGGTCAATTTCTCTAAAACGTTCCAAAAATTTAGCTAATAATTCTGCTTCTGTTCTACAAGGCACTATTTCCTTATTCTTAGCTTTGGTTCGTTTTAATTCATTTTTATCATCACGAACTAAGATAACCCAACTATCAGGTGTTTTATCCCAATAAGCTATTGTGGTAATAGGCATAGGGGCTCTTTCAATATAATCTTCAGTTAAAGCCCCACCTATTTCACATTCAATATCAAAAAATAATTCCCTATGACCTGTAGAGGGTTCATCATTAATACCATACTTTTCAATTAAAAATTTCTGGTAAGGGGTAATATCATGGAAATGTAAATTAGGAGTGTTTTTATCCCACTTATAAATTTTGCGAAGAGGCTCTCCACTTAAACCTGTGTGGGTTGCCTCTTCTTCATTACATTCTTGATAAGCAGGATTATGCCATTCAATTTCATTATAGCCACCTTCGTCCCATAAATGAATTTTGTATTTATTGTGTCCTAATCTTGTTGAATAGCATTTCTTATACATTATATCCCGGCGCTTGCTTGGTGAAATTTTTGTAATTCATCTCCTGTAAAGAACTGATGTAAATCGGGCCTATAGTAATTAATTGATTTCATTACTTTACGATCACGTGTTCTGTATACTACGAATCGGTCTTCGACCTGTTCAAAGTGACATGGCTCATCTTGTTCTTTAGAGCGGAGGGTGACAGTCTCCATGGCTTCTTCTTCAGTGCTACAAGACTTCGACATATTGCTTCCTTGTACTTCTTGATATGCTGGCCATATCTTATCCTTAAGGCCATGTAACATAGTACCGTTCCCAAGGGAAACGTAAGCAATATCACACAGAGCATCCAAAACTTCCACGATGTCTCCGTTTTCGCAAGCCTGTCTATATTCTTCCAATTCTTCAAGTACAAAGTCGTATACGAATTGCCATTCCTTTTTTTCTGGTATTGTTGGCTCATAATTATTCGGTTTATTAAACGTGCGATTAAAAGTTTCTACTTCATTAACAAAGGGCACGTCGGCTTTGCTAAATAATTCTAATTGTTTACCCATTTTTTTCTATTTTATTTTGAAATTTCATAAATGATCCCTCTTTATCATTTGTTAATCCTCCTATGGTATGTAATTTACTATCTATTTCTGACCTAGCCACAGAGTTATCCTCTCTTTCTGCAAATTCTAAAAATTCATCTGATTGTAAATAATCTTGTTTGGCTGGGGCTTTAAAGTCTTCCCAAGGAAATACTAACCATTCATCTCCTTCATGTAATTTAGAATATACATTAGGGGTGAAAATAGAGGTATGGGGTTTATGATATAACACAGCTGTAAATTGTCCAGGCATTTTATCCATAGTAACCCCACTATCTGTCATATCATCTACTACTAAAGTATTTTTGCCAATTGTATCTACTAGTGGTAAACCTGTTGAATGTGATAACATTACTGCAGGGATTAAACCTCCTCTTGGTATCCCATAAATTGAATCCGCTAAAGGTACTTCAAATGGGATTTTTTTTGTTAAATCTTTTATAAGATCTGTCATATCCCACCAACTAACTGATATTTTTTTATTATCTAATTTTAACATAGCTATATATTATGTCCTCCGTTATTAATTTTTAAACTATCAAAAAATTCTTTACGGGCTAAATTTTTATTTTTTCTAAATACACCTGATGCTTTTGTGGTAACCATTGCTGCACCTTGATGTTTAACACCTCTACAACTTACACAATTATGTGTTCCAACTATAGTAACAATTACACCTTTATTTCCATCTGTAATTTTATCTACGGCATTATGAATAGCTGATGTTAATTGTTCTTGGATTGCTCCTCTACGGCCAAATAACTCTACAATTCTATTTAATTTGGATAAACCAATTACTTGTCCACCTTCTCCTGCTATATAACCAATATGAACTACACCTCCAATTGTTTGGTGGTGATGAGAACACATTGAAGTTAATGGTATATTACGTTCTATAATAATACCATCATAACCATCTGATGGGAATGAGGTAATAGGAGACATAGCTGTGTATCTACCAGCCCATAAATCGTTCACATAAGCTTTAGCTACCCTTCTAGGTG